ACAGGGAGTGGATTACTCGAAAATCGAGTGGACCCCGTCCAGCGTGAGCGCCCTGGCCGCTCAGCGGGCCAACGACTACCTTTCGGACCAGATGGCCAAGGCGGCGGCCCAGAGCAAGGAGCTCTCTAAGGCCCAGCAGGACCTGCTGCTGGCCCAGCGCACGGGCTTGGAGAAAGACCGGCTGACCCAGTCGGCCCAGGGCGACCAGATGGCCCGGGATCAGGCTCGCCAGGCCAGGCTGATAAAGCTCCTCAAGGGCTCCATCAAGTTCCCGGCAGGTTCAAGCCTGCTGGCCCTGGACGACCCGGAGAACGAGTACAAGGCCACCTAGTGGCCGGGGAGACTGGACTGCCAGCGGAGGCAATGCTGACGGGGGAGGGGAGCAATGCAGGTTCTTCTCCTTCTTTCTTTGGCCTTAAGGATATCGCCCAGAGACCGCGCCTTGAACGCCAAGCGGCAGAACCCGGCCGGTTCTCGAACTCACAACACATCGCATACGCTCTAGGGGAGTCAGGAATGGCTGACGACGACATGTTTGGAGTTGGCGTCGATCCCGGTGGCCAGACGAGCCCGGATACCGGTTCAGACGACGTCCCGGCGGCTCCGGACAGCAACGGGACGGGCAGCTTCGCACCACCAAAAGACATTACGTCCTTTAGTGAAGACGGACGGTCCGTCACCGATGATCTCGGCCGGACCTGGACCTACCATGACGGGACATACCGCTGGGTCCACACCGATGCGCAGGGCGTACAGCACGACCTCCCCAACGTCTGGTCGCCCGGAGGGACACCTGCGGACACTAACCAGGGCGGAGAACAAGGCCTGGAGAGTTCTCCCGGCGCTGCGCCTTCTCCGGCTCCGGCCCCGGATGACCCGCCCATGCCGGATATCTCCCCGGCCTCCTTGATGAACGACTTCTGGTTTTACAATCGGGACATCGCTCAGGAGTACAAGGCGCTTTGTGCGGCCCGGAGAAGCCGGGATGTGGATAATGAGATAGCGGCCTATGGCCTGGGGCCTGATCCGGTTAGCCAGACTCCGGTTCCCGAAAGTGCAGCCGCTACAACGGCTGTTCCTGTTGACGAATCGCGTCGCAATGAGCAGCAGCTTCAGGCACCCGCGCCCAAGGAGACAGAGCCGAACAAACCCGAGAACACGGAGAAGGCTCAGGACCCGGCGAACCCGCAGGACTCCACAGGGCTGGGTGCTTCAGGGCGGCGGGCCACCCGGGAAGGGAACAGGATATTGATAAACAAGCTCACCAAGCCGGCCCTTCCGCAGGCCAACGGGGACGCGAGCGAGCCTGATGATTCGTTTGATGCTGCGCTTGAGTCGATCTATCCGCAGAGGCAGACGCCCGCGCCTGGCGGCGAAATACCTCTCGATGATGGAGACGCCGCCAAGCGTAGCGCTCCCCCGTCTTTCCAGTCCGAGCTAAGAA